ATCGGTTCAACCCTCCGTATCCGTTTACCTGACCGCGCTTTGGTAACTGACGGCGCCGCCCTGCAAGTTCAGGACGACAACGAGCAGTTCACCACTTTGACCGTTGCCAGCCAAAAGCACATCGGTGTCAACTTCACATCTGCTGAATTGACCATGCAATTGGATGACTTCGCTGAGCGTGTGTTAAAGCCTCGTATCAGCCAGTTGGCATCTTCCATTGATGCTGATGTGGCCAATGCGTACAAAACCATTGGTAACACCGTTGGTACACCTGGCACCACTCCTTCTACTTCTTTGGTCTTGTTGCAAGCCCAGCAGAAGCTGAACGAGAACGCAGCCGTGATGTCCCCACGTTACGCTACCGTGAACCCTGCTGCTAACGCTGGCTTGGTTGAAGGCATGAAAGGTCTGTTCAATCCTACAGACACTATCAGCAAGCAATTCAAGAACGGCATGATGGGCACTGGCGTGTTGGGCTTTGATGAGATCAACATGTCTCAGTCAATCAAACAGCACACCACTGGTTCACGCAGTGCATCAGCTTCTACATTGGTTAAGACCCCAGGCGTCACTGCCGAAGGTGCAACTTCCATTTTGTTGGAGCAAGGCTCTGTGTCCACAACCATCAAAGCTGGTGACGTGTTCACAATCAGTGCTTGCAATGCTGTCAACCCACAAACCCGTGAATCCACTGGTTCGTTGTTCCAGTTCGTTGCTTTGGCTGATGCAACCGCTTCATCCGGCACTTGGACTGTGACTGTGGCTCCTATGTACTCCGCTGCAAACGCACTGGCTACTGTGGATGTGTTGCCTGCGACTGGTGCGACTGTGACCTTTGTCGGCGCTGCATCTACTCAGTACGCTCAGAACTTGGTCTATCACAAGGATGCCATCACCTTTGCAACTGCTGACTTGCTGTTGCCCCAAGGTGTTGACATGGCTGCGCGCGCAGTCCATAACGGCATTTCTTTGCGTATCGTGCGTCAGTACGATATTAACAATGACCGTATGCCTTGCCGTATTGACGTTCTTTACGGCTTCAGCACCATCCGTCCACAAATGGCCTGCCGTATCTGGGGCTAATCTGATTGGGGCCTCGGCCCCTATCTTTGTTCTTAACATTGAAAGGAAATTATCATGGCTCTCCCTAATGGTGCAGGTGGTTATCAAATCGGCGACGGTAACATCGGTGAAGCACAACTGTTTGTTCAAGGCGCTCCAACAGCCATAGCTGCTGCCGCAACAATGACGGCTGCTCAACTGGCAAATGGTTTGTTTGTATTTGACGGCGCTGCTGGCAATTTAACTTTGCCAACAGTAGCTTTGCTTGAAGCAGACATTTCTAGTGCTTCTAAAGTAAATGCCGCGTTTGACTTTTTTGTCGTTAACATTGACGGCGGCAGTGACGACGTAACAGTGGCTGTTGGCACTGGTTGGACGGCTGTAGGCACTATGCAAGTTGACAACGCTACTTCGGGCCACTTCCGTGCCCGTAAAACTGGCGATGGCTCTTGGACTGTGTACCGCATTAGCTAAACCTAACGGGGGCTTCGGCCCCTGTTTTTAAAGGAACATCATGGCAAATACAAAACCTGTTGGCGTTGCATACGAAGACCCGTACTTAGACGGCGCGGTTATCAACAACTCAACTATTACTGGTACGGTAACGTCTACTGCGGTGTCTAACATTGCCGTAACGAATGCCACTACTGGAAGTAGCGATGCTGCTGCATCTACAACTACGCTTACCCTTACGGGTGTTGGTGGTGTGGGTTGGGCAAGCAAATCAGCATTAGCAGCAAATGTCGCGTTGGGCGCATATGCTAATGGTTTATATGGCTACCTAGCATTCGGCGCAAGTGGCCGAGTAACTGGGTTGGCTTCGGGTACTGTTGGCGAAGTTGTTTTGTCTGCGGGTTGTACACAAGGTACTTACGCTGCGTTTGAAGCTGAAATCGGTATGCCTAGCGGCGCTGCAACCGGCACAAACACATCGTTTTTCTACTTGAGTACTTATGGTGCCGATAAAGCAACATTTGACACAAACGGTACTTTGTTTAATCTAGCTGGTGTGGCTAAAGGTTCGGGTAAATTCCTTCAAGACACAACAACAGGTTCAACAGCGCGCCCAGTTCAAGCAATTAAAGTAGTTACACCTGACGGCATTCGTTATTTGCCTTTGTACTCTACTGTTGCTATTGCTGCCTAAAGATGATCACTCGTGAAGTAATAATGGAACGGGTGCAAAATCTGCAAAAACAAGCCGAGCGTTTGCGTTCCGATTTGGACGCAACGCTCGGTGCGTTACAAGATTGCGGTTATTGGCTTGAACAATTAAAACAACAGGAAAACACCGATGGCAACAATTTATCTTAGCCACCCTGTTCATGGCGCCAAAGTGGCAACCATGGATTTAGAGGCTGAAATGGATGAAAAAAATGGCTGGACACGCTACAATCCAGACACGTCTTCTGAACCTGAAGCGGCTCCTGTGAACGTGCTGGAAGTTAAACGCCGTAGAAAAGTGACTACTGAAGAGGTCTAAACATGACAACGTACACCGCTGGCCAACAAATCGAACGGGCGCTTAGACTTCTCGGTGTGCTTGCTGAAGGTGAGACGCCTTCTGCGGCTACGTCACAAGACGCCTTGATGGCGCTAAATCAGATGATAGATTCGTGGAACACAGAACGTCTATCTGTCTTCTCTACGCAAGATCAAGTTTTCACATGGCCTGCAAGTCTTATTAGTCGAACCCTTGGCCCAACTGGTGACTTTGTAGGTCTTCGCCCCGTTTTGCTTGACGACTCTACATACTTCAGAGCGCCCAACAATGTGTCGTATGGCATCAAATTTATCAATCAACAGCAGTACAACGGTATTGCTGTTAAGACCGTAACATCCACTTATCCACAAGTGATGTGGGTCAACATGACGTTTCCTGACATTGAGATGTACGTCTATCCAAGGCCCACGCAGGACTTGGAGTTTCACTTTGTGTCGGTTGAAGAACTAAATCGCCCCGCCGATTTGTCCACGGTTTTGTACTACCCACCAGGCTATCTGCGCGCGTTTACATACAACTTGGCTATGGAGTTTGCCCCTGAGTTTGGCGTTGAGCCAAGCCCACAAGTGCAGCGCATTGCGATGACTTCTAAGCGTGACTTGAAGCGCATCAACAACCCTGATGATGTGATGGCACTGCCTTACGCATTGGTGGCCAACCGCCAGCGTTTCAACATCTATGCCGGTAACTACTAATGAAGACGCCGATTCTTGGCTCTACTTATGTAGCGCGTTCTGTCAATGCGGCAGACGCTCGGATGGTCAATCTGTTTCCAGAAATTGTCCCAGAAGCCGGTAAAGAGCCTGCGTTCCTAAACCGCGCCCCTGGCCTCAAGCTACTCAACACCATTGGCAACGGCCCGATCCGTGGCCTTTGGGCGTTCTCGTCTAACGACACCACAGCCTTTGTGGTGTCTGGCACTCAGCTTTACAAAATCACCACCGCGTATGTGGCCACGCTAATCGGCACGGTGGCCGGTACTGGCCCTGTCAGTTTGGCTGACAATGGCACGCAGTTGTTCATTGCGGCCAACGGCCCTAGTTACATTTACAACAACACCACAAACGCCTTTGGCGCTATTACTGACCCTGACTTTCCAGGTGCGGTAACTGTCTGCTATCTGGACGGCTACTTTGTATTTAACCAGCCAAACAGCCAGTTAATGTGGGTAACACAACTGCTAGACGGCACATCCATTGATCCGCTAGAGTTTGTCAGCACTGAAGGCTCACCAGACGGCTTGGTTGCCGTAACGTCCAACTTCCGCGAGGTGTGGGCATTTGGCACAAACTCAATTGAAGTTTGGTACGACTCTGGTGCAACAGATTTCCCCCTACAACGCATTCAAGGCGCGTTTAACGAATTAGGGTGTGCGGCCCCTTACTCTGTGGCCAAGATGGACAACGGCCTGTTCTGGCTTGGTCGCGACCGCCGTGGCCAAGGTATTGTTTACCGCGCCAATGGTTATGCGGGTCAACGCATCTCCACACACGCTGTTGAGTGGCAGATTCAACAATACGCTGATCTGTCGGACGCTATTGCGTACACATACCAACAAGACGGCCACAGCTTTTATGTACTGGTTTTCCCTAGTGCTAATACGACATGGGTTTATGATGCCGCAACACAAGCCTGGCATGAGCGTGCAAGTTTTTCTAACGGTAACTTTATTCGTCACCGTGGTAACTGCCAAATGGCGTTTAACAACAAAATCGTCATTGGCGACTTTGAGAACGGCAACATTTATGCGTTTGACCTAGACGACTATTCCGACAACGGCGGCATCCAGAAGTGGCTGCGCTCATGGCGTGCATTGCCTACTGGCACTAATACTCTCAAGCGCACAACCCAGCACATGATGCAACTAGATTGCGAGTCTGGTGTCGGATTAAATGGGTTTGTTATTCCCGAAACAATTTATCTTGAAACTGAACTTGGTAATTATTTAATTACAGAATCTAACGATTATTTAATTGCCGATCAAGAAACAGTTGCAACCCAAGGCGCTGATCCACAAGTCATGCTCCGTTGGTCAGACGATGGTGGTCACACATGGTCAAACGAGCATTGGGCATCCATGGGCAAGATTGGTCAATATTACAAGCGTGTAATCTGGCGCCGTCTGGGCATGACTGTCAAACTGCGTGACCGAGTTTATGAAGTGTCTGCTACTGATCCTGTGAAGATTGCCATTATGGGCGCAGAACTTATTCTGAGTCCAACAAATGCCTAGCCCTAACGCTACGCCAACACCAATCACGCCGCCGCGAGTGCCGTTGATTGACCCTCGCACGGGTCTAATTGACCGTGCTTGGTATTTGTTCTTTCTGTCGCTTAATAACATTGCCACAGCAGTTGTTGACGATGGCGGCCTTGGCCCTGACACTATGTCTTTGCTTGCGTCTTACGATGCGGCTTTGCAGGCTTTGGCGCAAGAAGTTGAAACCCAGCCCCCACCGGTTGATCTGAGCGCTGAGTTGATTAAACAGATTGAGGCGGCTGGACTAATTGATTGCTGCTCTGGTTTGGTGTCTCAGGTTGCTGAAATGCAAAAGCAGTTAGAAGCGCTTAGTCTGTTGCCCCCGCCAGCGCAAGGCACAGTCACCGCTGTGACGGCCACAACGCCCGTGGTGTCGTCTGGCGGCACTGCGCCTAACATTAGTATGCCTGCGGCCAATACTTCAACTGACGGCTATCTGACATCGACTGACTGGAACACTTTTAACAACAAAGCGCCGGCCACCAGCGGTACATCTATTTTGTACGGCAATGGTACTGGCGGTTTTAGCAACGTCACCATTGGCTCGGGCGTTAGTTTCGCCGCCGGCACGTTATCGGCCACTGGCTCAGGCGGTACAGTTACGTCTGTTACTGGTACTGCTCCCATCGCTTCAAGTGGCGGCACAACGCCAGCTATTAGCATTTCGCAGTCTAGTACTTCTACTGATGGTTATTTATCCAGTACTGACTGGAACACATTTAACGGCAAACAACCCGCTGGCACTTACGTCACCTCGGTCACAGGCACTGCGCCAGTTGTGTCTAGCGGCGGTACAACCCCAGCTATTTCAATGGCAGCGGCTAGTACGTCAACCAACGGTTACCTGACATCAACCGACTGGAACACGTTTAACAACAAGCAGCCCGCAGGCACTTACGTCACGTCTATTTCTGTCGTGTCAGCCAACGGACTTGCTGGTACATCAAGTGGTGGGGCAACGCCCTCGCTGACGCTATCGACTAGCATCACCGGATTGCTTAAAGGCAATGGAACGGCAATTTCTGCCGCTACGTCAGGTACAGATTACGCGCCAGCTACTAGCGGAACTTCAATTCTGTACGGCAACGGTGCGGGTGGGTTTAGCAACGTGACTGTTGGCACTGGCCTGTCTTTTTCAGCAGGCACGTTGGCTGCAACGACTAGCGCACCATCTGCGCCAGTAACTAAAACGGCTGACTTTACTGTTGCGGCAACTGACGTTTGGCTTATCAACAATAAGTCTGGCTCGACTTGCACGGTGACTTTGCCAGCACCATCAACCAATTCAGGGCGCGTTTTGTACTTTCAGAACTACCAGCCACGGGCACTTGTGTCGGCGTCTAGCAACGTAGTGCCTTTGGCAGGCGGTGCGGCTGCTACATCAATTCTCTTGGCAAGTACTGGAGATTCTGCGACACTTGTGTCTGATGGCACAAATTGGTTGATGACACAATACATCCCGAACAACATCCTTCTTTTGGAGTAAACCATGACAGTTACCGTCAAAGTCCTCGTACCGGCTAAATTTGCCGAAAACTCGCAAACAACCCAGTACACCGCGACTGGCGTTACGGCCATTATTGACAAGTTCACTGCGACTAATATCAGCGCGTCTGCCGCCACAATTAGTGTGAACTTGGTCACAACCGCAGGCTCTGCCGGTAACACTAACTTGATTACCAAGACCAAGACCTTGCAGGCGTCTGAGGTCTACACGTTCCCTGAACTGGTTGGCCAAGTGCTTGGCATTGGCGACTTTATCAGTACAATTGCAGGCACAGCCAGCGCAATCAACATCCGGGTGTCTGGACGTGAAGTTACCTGATAATGTGTGGCAAGTTGTTGCTGACTATTTGTTAGAGCGTAGAGGGATTGTCGCCCCGCTTGAAGTGCGTGAATGGGCCGAAAACAATCTTGACATTACGCTGTTTGATGGCGGCGCGTTCTTGGCGCATGGAAACGAGTTTGATTTGTTTGTGATTCCAGAAAAGCGCGGTAAGTGGCGCATCCGAAGTGTGTTAAAAGATTTTTTCAACACAATGCTGGAAAAGCATGAGAAAATTGTGGTAAAGATTTATGCGGATAACGCGCCCTCATTGCGTCTTGCATTGGGGTTTGGTTTTAAAGAAGTTGGCTATGAAAATGGCATGATTCGATTGGAGAAACGACATGGGTGATATAGTTAACGCCGTAGCGGACGTATTTGGTTTTGGGCCAGCCAGTAAACAGGCCGACGCAACTACCGAAGCCGCAAATATTTCCGCGCAAGGCATGCGTGAAGCATTGGCGCTTCAAGAGCGCATGTATAACGAAGGCATCAAACGCCAGCAACCTTTTCTTGATATTGGCACAAACGCGCTAAACCGATTAGTGGCGTTAAATCAACCCGGCGCAAATGCCGCGCAGTTTATTCAAACTGATCCAGGCTACGCATTTCGATTGTCCGAAGGCCAAAAAACACTTGATCGTCAAGCTGCGGCTCGTGGCGGCTTAATTTCTGGCGGGGCTTTAAAAGCAGCTACTCGATACGGTCAAGAGATGGGTTCACAAGAATTTGGCAACGCGTATAACCGCATGGCTGGTTTAGCTCAGCTTGGCCCTTCTGCGGCGGGCGTTCAAAATACTTTAGGCACTAACTACGCTAATCAAGCAAACCAATTAGGTATGACCAATGTTGCTAACCAAGGCAATTTGGCGTTGCAACGCGGTAACATAGCAGCTACCCAGTACGGCAATTACGGCAACGTACTTGGTAACGCGCTTGCTAAATATAATTTTAGCGGCGGTAGTGGCGGTGGATACTCAGGCGCAGGACAAGTAAATCCTGTGTCCGGCGAATATATGGGCTCGTTAGAGTTTTAAGGAACAATCATGGCAGGACTTATTGACGTCGGAATCCTTAAACCTGAGTTGGCAGACTACAGCAAAATTGAACAGCAACGCAATTTGTTGTCGCAGCAAAAGCAACAGTCTGAGATAAACCAGTTAAAACTGGATCAACTCAAACAAGATCAAGCTATGCTAAATGACTTGCAAACTAAATTGCGCGCAAGTGGCCACAGCGATGACCCCAAAGAATTTTTTAGATCATTGATTCAAACGGGTAATCCCGATTACGTTGCTAAAGGCTATGAGGGCCTTCAACGCTATACGGAACTTCAGCGCGCAAATGATTTGTTGCGTAAAGAAGCACCTGAGTTGTTTGGCCCCGCGCCTGGCGCCGCCGCACCTTCTGCCGCCCCTGCTGCCGCCCCAGCGGCTGCCGTGCCATCAATTATGCGTATGCAACCGCCTGCTGCCGCCCCTGCATCCGTAAATGCTTTAGGTTCTGGCACTTTTGATGTCAATGCGCCCGTTGCCGCGCCAGTAAATGCTCTTGCGCCTGCTGCTGCTCCCGCTGCACCTACTGCCGCACCTAGCGACCGCGCCCGTGAATTACGCAACAAGGTTTTGTTGTACAGTTCTTCAGGCGACCCACGCCTCAAAGCAATGGCTGATGTGTACAAGGCCGAACTGCAAGAATTGACCAAACCACAAACCTTGGCACCCGGCCAGCAACTTTATGCGGGCGGTAAGGTTGTGTATACAGCACCTGAAAAAGATTCTGAGTTTGAAAAGTTGTTAACAAAATCTGGATTATCAGATGCAGAAAAAACAGCTTTGCGGATTGCAAGAGCTAAAAAAGAAGCAACACACGCGCCTGGCACAACTGTTAACTTACCCGCGCAAGAGAAGGCGTTTGAAACTGAGCTTGGCAAAGAGCAAGCAGGCAGTATTATTAAGAACAGAACTGCGGCGCAAGACGCGGCGTCAATTATCGACACAGTTAAAACTGGCCGCGACATTATGAAGTCCGGCATGATCACTGGCGCAGGCGCGGACTTCTTGGTTAATTTGAACCAAGGCCTTAAGACTGTTGGTATTGACGCAGGGTACGCTGATGCAGCGGCGAACTCACAAGCCTTTACAGCTAACATGGCGGGCAACGTCGGTAAGTTAATCAAACAATTCGGTGCTGGCACTGGCTTGTCTGACGCTGACCGAGAGTTTGCCAAAGACATGGCCGGTGGCCGTATTTCGCTTGACGCTAAAGCAATCAATCGAATTCTTGACATCAACGAGCGCGCGGCGCGCAATGTTATTACGCGTCACAATAAGGACGTCAAAGGCATCAAGACTAACATTCCGCTTGAAGTGGAAATGCCGCCTGCAATTAACGCGCCTGCGGCAGGCAGCGCGGTGACAAATCCACAATTCCCCGGATTTAGCATAGGAAAATAACATGCCACGCTTTAACGTCAATGCTCCTGATGGTTCTGTTATTCCGGTCGACGCGCCAGAAGGTGCGACGGAACAAGACGCTATTGCTTTTGCTGCTTCTATATATAAACCTAAAGCGGTTGAGTCTGGCATACCTAAAGCGCGTAAAAGCTACGCACTATCAGAAGTACCTGGCGAAGCAATTTCAAACATACCCGCAAGTGCCAAGCGCTTTGCAGGCGGTTTGTATGAGGCTGTAACAAGTCCCATACAAACTGTTAAAGGTGTCCTTGACATCGGCGCTGGCGCGCTTCAAAAAGTATTGCCCGAAAGCGCAGTCAATTTTATAAATCAATTTGAAGGCAACCCTGCGGCGGCCACGCGTGCTATCGAAGCGGCTAACGCTGCTGGCGGTTTAATTAAAGACCGCTACGGTTCATACGAAGGTATCAAGCGCACGCTGGCAGAAGATCCTGTCGGCGCGGCGGCTGACATTTCTACTTTGTTGACCGGCGGTAGCATGGCCACCGCTAGAGCTGCGCCTGGGTTGTCAAAAACTTTGCAAACCGCGTCAGTGGTTACAAACCCTTTATCTGCTGTAACAAAGCCCGCACAAGCGGCTTTAGCGGCCAAAGAAAGCATGTTTCCAAGCCAGCTATCTAAACAGCAAGAGCTTAACGCTGTGCGTGACGCTACGCTACGCGCCGCGCAAGGAGAAGGCTATGTAGTTACGCCCGGTAGCGTGTCTCCTACGGGCAAGAACATTATTTCTGAACGCATGGCTGGAAAGACGCATTTGGAACAACTTGCGTCTGTGCAAAATCAAGCAGTGACCGATAAACTTGCGCGGCGTGCGGTGGGTATTTCTGAAACGGCACCGTTGACTTCAACGGCGATGCAAGACATTCGTAAGGCTGAATACGCCAAAGGGTACGAGCCAATCAAACAGATTGGTGAAATTAAAACCGACCCTGCATTTTTGGACGATTTAATATCAGTAGAGAGTAAATACGCTGGGGCTGGCGCTTCGTTTCCCGGCGCAGTCCCTGAGAGCGTAACTAAACTTATCAAAAACTTTACGGTCGATAAATTTAATTCTAAAGACGCGCTTGAAGTTACACGCACTTTGCGCGATGAAGCAAAAGGTAATTTTAGGAAAGGCGACGACGCGTTAGCTAAAGCACAAATAGATGTGTCAAACGCGCTGGAGAATCAAATTGAGCGCTCGCTTACCGCGTCTAACAACGCTAAAGCAGCGGATATGCTTGAGCAATTCCGTTTATCTCGTCAGCGCATGGCGGTTAGCCACACTATAGAAGATGCAATTAAAGAAGGCGGCGGTTCAGTTATTGCGTCTAAATTAGCGCGTGATATTCAATCTGGCAAATACGTGTCCGGCGACGTTAAAACAATTGCTGAGTTTGCAAACGTGTTCCCACGTGTGGCTCAAACATATAGCCAAATTGGAACTCCCGGCGCGGGCACCATGATGGGTCGTGGTTTAGGCGGTGCGGCGGGTATGGGTGCAGGGTTTCTTTTGGGCGGCCAAGCCGGTGCCGGTGCCGGTGCAGCAATAGGTGCATTTGCACCCGAGATGGTTTCCGCAGGCATGCGTAACTATTTATTGTCCGGCACTGCTCAGCGCAACATGTTGCCAAACTATTCACCTTTTGCGTCGCGTTTGACAAACGATGAAGCCGCCCGCAACGCATTGCTTATGCAACAAGCTAACCAACAGCGCAACGCGTTAAACGAACCATTCCGCATGGAAATTCGTGGAACAAACCGATAATGGATACCCAAGTTTTATTTAACATTGCGGTCAGTTTGGCAGGGTTCTTAGGTGGGTGGATATTAAACAACATCTACCGATCACTGGAACGCCTAGACACCGACGTTCGGGCTATGCCTTTGAACTACGTTGGCCGCGATGACTACCGGGCCGACATGCGCGAAGTTAAAGACATGCTCGGCAAAATTTTCGATAAACTCGATAGTAAGGTTGACAAATGAATGCGTCCGCTATTATTTCTACTGCTGTTGCTGCTGTCAGGGGCTACAGCCAAAGAGTCATGTCTCGTCTCCGACTTTTATGGTCTAAGCTGGCTCGGAAACCCGAGTGAGCGTCACCAACGTCTGTCTGAGTGGCTAACGGCCAACGGCGACGCATGTTCCACAGATCAATTGCTTGCGATCTGGAACAATCTTGCCATGTGGGCTGGGACTGCTGACAGCGGTGAATTAAGAGGCAAATTGTTGTTCTACTACGCCAGAGCAATAGAGAGGGAAAAGAAATGATTGAAACCATTAGACTATTTCCGACAGTCCAGCCGTCCGGTTATCCTGACAAGCACGACCTTGCCCAAGCAAAATTAGAAAAACAACACGACGTCAACAAGACAGTTGAAGTGGCCAAGCAAAAGCAAACTGAACTGCAAGACATCGGGTTTGAAATCTATTGCCGAAAAGTTGTGCAAGAGCGTTTACGCATGGAAATATTTACTAACCGCAAGTTGGATATTTATGTATGAAACCACAACCAGACACCAAAGAAAAACTGACGTTGTACGTCACCTTAATGGTCAGCACAACCTTGTGCATCTCGGTGCTGGCCATGGTCACGGCCTTTCTCCTTGGTTTGTGGGCCAAGGAAGTCGACAACGCAGAGATATTCAAAATGATTTCACCCGCTTTTTCTACTCTTATCGGCGGCATGATTGGGTTCCTGTCTGGTATCAAACTAATGCAGAATGAGGATAAAAAATGATTGGACTAGATGCACTCCTAAACGTGGGCGGTAAGCTAATTGACAAGCTGATCCCCGACCCAGAAGCCAAGGCCAAGGCTCAATTTGAGTTGGCCAAGATGGCGCAGGACGGTGAGTTGGCTAAGATGGCCAACGAAACCAAATTGTTTGAAGTTGAGCAAGAGAACGTCACCAGACGCGCTGAAGCCGACATGGCCAGCGACTCTTGGCTGTCCAAGAATATCCGTCCTATGACGCTTGTATTCCTTTTGGTAGCGTATTCAGGCTTTGCCATTGCTTCTATCTTTGATCTTGAGACGCGCGGCGCCTACGTTGAGTTGCTTGGGCAATGGGGCATGCTCGTCATGTCGTTCTACTTCGGTGGCCGCACCATGGAAAAAATCGCAGACAGGATTAAAAAATGACGCCGCACTTTACACTTGATGAACTGACAGCTTCAGAAACCGCAGAGCGCAACGGCTGGGACAACACGCCAAATGAACAAGAACTGGCAAACCTTCAGCGCTTGGCTGAGTTCCTTGAACAAGTCAAGGAAGCGCTTGGCGGCAAGCCCATCATGGTTAGCTCGGGTTATCGCGGTAAGCAAGTCAATGACGCCGTTGGTTCTAAAGATAGCAGCCA